ATTAGTAGGTGGAACATATCAAACACAAAATGCAGGTAAAGCTTACTATAAAAGTGCTAGCTCTTTAATTGCTATTCAAAAACAATTAGGTCATACATTAGTAGGATTGGACAAGATGATACAAATTATCCAATCATCATTGGATAATATAGCACCGGCACAATATTATAATTCGACAGTTATCTTTACACCTTATCCAACTACTCCTGCAGAATTTAATGTCACGGATGATATCGTTCAAACTAGATATGACGAAATAATCGATATTATCAAAAACGGTTATGATAATATTGTTGCACCTACATTTGGAACTGGAATTTTTCGTTTCACTTTTACCAATGGAGGTAAAGGATATGTGGACCAAGGTAATCCATCAAATACAGACATTATAGCAGGTAAACTTGTCAGAGGAAAGAGCAGTGGTGCAGTAGGTAAAATTTTCAGATACGAAAGAGATGCTGTCACTGGATTCGACAGAATCAGTTGTCAATTATTAAGACCTATTAATTTTTTAGAATCAGAAGAACTAGAGTACGGCGAACCTGTTAAAGATTTAAACATTACTATCCGCGTCGAAAGTGGTGTTTACTACGAAGACTATCCTATTAAATTACCACAAAACGTTTCCATTAAAGGAGACGAATTCAGAAGGGTAATAATTCGACCAAACGACAGATTAAGTCAAAGTCCTTGGGCTAATACATTTTTTAGAAGAGATAAAGTTTTCGATGGAATGCGTCTAGTTAATTTTACCGGACCCGATATCGCTCCTAACGTTAAATTATATCCTGGACAAGCACCTGTCTCAGCAGGAACTTTTATTGTTAATCAACAGTATACCATCGAAACTATAGGATCAACTCCTTGGACTGCGATTGGTGCTCCTTTAGGATTTGATGTAGGAACTACTTTTACTGCTACCGGAGCAGGAACTGGTTCAGGAACGGCATTTAGACCTGCTAACATCAGCGGATTAATTCAAGTCACATTATCAAGCGGAACGTCTAATCCTGCATGGGTAGGACAAATATGGCAAGGCAATGGAGGCGAAGGTGTTATTACAGGCATTGGTTCTACTACATTTAACATTGAACTTCATAATCCTTTAGTTACAAGATCTAGTATAGCCGGAGGAAGTTGGTTTATTAGACCAGTTACAGAATTTGGCTTCCACTATCTTCATAATCCTGCAAATGATATTAATATTGGTCCTAGTTACGCTAATCCAGGAAACTATACATCAACTGCACAAAAAATTGCATCTAGTAAATTAATCATTGCTAATGCAGTCACAGTTTATACTTCAGGATTAGGTCCTTCACTTACTCCAACAGAAATTGCAAAGAGTGAAAGAGACATTGGTTATATTGTAGATGCTATTGTTAAAGATTTAGAACAAGGCGGTAAGGAATTTACATTAGAAACACAAGGCAAATTTAAAGATGTAACTTTAACAGCAAGTTGTATAACTGGTATTAATTATATTTCTACTTATATCAACACTTTTGTCATACCTAGCGAACCACTTGCTGCTAAAATTGTAGTAAACAATTTAATTTCTACTATTGCGTTTGCATTTGATCCTGCATGGAATCCTCCAAAGAATAATAAAGAAATGGATATATTCATGTGTAACGATGCAACCATTGTTAGAAATGTAACATCGCAAGGCCATGGTGGATTCATGATGGTGCTTGATCCTAACGGTCAAATTTTAAGTAGATCTCCTTACGCTCAAACTTGTACTAGTGTCAGCGGAAGTATTAATAGTCAACGATTTGCTGGTGGACAACTTATCGACGGATTTGTAGGAAGAATGAGAGCTACTATTAACAGTTTTTATGTTACTAGTGGTGTACAAATTTTAAATCTTACCGGAACTGATTTACAAAAGAAACCTATTCAGACTCCAACCAGTTTTTATATTGCTGACAATAGATATCAAATCGACAGTGTAAGCTCATACGATCCAGTATCAGGTAATGCCGCAGTACTACTAAATCCAAGTACACCATGGCCCACTAATGATCCTGCTACAGCAGCTAACATTATCGGAAGTATATCAGGATTCACTTTAACTGTTACTTCTGTTACAGGTACAGTAAGAATCGGTGGTGTAATTTCAGGTACTGGAGTGACACCAGGAACAGTTATTTCAGCATTTGGCACAGGAGTAGGAGGTACAGGAACTTATACTGTTGATACTTCTCAAACTGTTTCAGTAGGCACTCAAATATCACAAGCTTCTATTCCTTGGGTATATCCAAGAACTCCGGACATCGACCTTGAAACCGCTGGTTATAGATCAATGTTAGCCAACGACTTTACACAAGTTAACGACTTAGGCTACGGAATCGTTGCAACAAATAATGGATTAACAGAACAAGTTTCAACATTTACATATTATAACTATACTTCATTCTTTGCAAATAATGGATCACAGATTCGTGCAACAAACTGTTCCAGTGCAAATGGAGTATATGGATTAAGAGCAAGAGGACAAGATCCAACAGAAATACCAGACGATGTTACTACAGTTTTTAAACAAGTACAATCAGCAAAAATATTCATTACTGGTGTAACTCCTTATCCTAATGTGCCTAAAGGTGACACTAGTTTTTATCTATATGATTATTTGTATCCTCCTTTCAATGTTAGTGAAATTGAATTCAAACATGTCACAGAAGGATACACTCGATATGAGTTAACTAGTTGTCAAAAAACAGGAGTAGCAGCAGGTATTGCTGTAGATGAATTAGTAAGTGGTCAAACTTATACTATTCAACATGTAGGAACTTCTGATTTTACACTGATTGGTGCTAGTTCAACTGCGGTGGTAACAGGAGGTATTAGTGATGGATTCGGTCTTCCAGGAACTGTACTTGATGTAAGCTTCGTAACTTCCGGAACATTAGCAGTAGGAAGATATATTACCGGAACTGGCGTAACACCAGGAACATATATCACTGCACTTGGAACTGGTTCTGGTGGATTAGGAACATATACCGTAAGCACTACTCAATTAGTTGCCGGTGGTACTACTATCACACAGCAACCTACTGTAGGAACTGCATTTACATCATCGGGAACTACTACAGGAAATGGTCGTGCATGGAAAACTTATCAGATTGGTAATATCTCACAAGCTAGTCCGGCAGTAGTAACTACTTCTTCTAGTCATGGATTCGTAAATGGCAACATGGTTAGAATAAGCAGTGTTGCAGGCATGACAGAAATTAATAACTATTCTACTGGAAATCCTTATTATGTAAAGTATATTAATTCTACACAATTTAGTCTTTATTTGGATCAACAATTAGTTTCTCCTTTAAACAGTACTCCTTTTACAGCGTATTCTGCATCAGTATCTGACTTTGTAATTGGTGGTAGTGAACTAATGAAAGGTCAATTAAGCACAGCAGGAACTACAGGAACCAGTGCTAGTGGTGTACAAGAAGCATTATCTAATAAAGAAATTTGTGATGTTAGAATGCTGCAACAACAACAGTTTGCTAACTTAGATGAAATTCCAGTAACTAGACCAAGTACTGCTATTATCTTTAACGATCAAACTAATGTAGTTTATAGATCTATTGCATACAGTACAACAGCACCAAGCGCACTAGGGTCTCTTCCTCCGCTTAATGCTGTAATTACTACAGATACCAGTTTCAGTTATTTCTTACCTCAAGTTAGTTCTGCTGCTATTGGAACGAACGATCCTGTAAGTGCAACTCCAATTGCAACTACTGGTGCATCTGGTACTGGATCTGTAGCAACATTAACATTCGCTGCACAACCGGAACCACCATTTGCTGTAGGGTCTATCATTGTAGTAGCTGGAGTAGATCCTGTAGGATATAACGGAACATATACTGTAACTGCTTGTACTACTGGTTCAGTTTCTTATGCATCGTCTACTAGTACTGCATATGTCAGTGCAGGAACAATTACATTACAGCGTAAAATGGGATTGAATCCTGGCGACATTAGACTTGCAGTATTAGAAATTACAGATGTTACAACAATTGATGCGTTGAACACAGGAGCATTAATTTTTACATTTAGAGGAAAAACACATCGAATCGTTAGTTACACAACAGGATCAGGATTAACTCCTGCTTATATTACAATTAGCAACCTAGATAGTGTTGGTAATCCATTGTTTAACAATAGATTTGATCCAGTATATGGAGCAGGTGTTCAAGAAGGATTTAGTACAATACAAGACTTTGCACTTAGAGCTGGTTTCCAAGAAGGAGTTCCTGCTAAGATCACAGTGAGAATTAGTACTTGTCGTGTTACAGGTCATGATTTATTAGATATTGGTACTGGTGGTTACAACAGTACTAACTACCCAAAGAACATTTTTGGAGATCCTGCTAATGCTAAAAATCAATTAAATGAAGTATTTGAAGAAACTACAGGTCGTGTTTTCTATGTTACTACTGACCAAGATGGTATTTTTAGAGTTGGACGATTCTTTAAAGTAGACCAAGGAACAGGTGATGTTAGTTTTAATGCTGGTATCGCTCTTACAAACTTAACTGGTATTGGTTTCAAACGAGGTGTAACTGTTAACGAATTCAGTGCTGATGATGAAATGCAAGATGCAGCACCTGATACCGTTCCTACAGAACAGGCTATTGTAAATTATATCAGTTATATTTTACATTTAACTAGAAATGGAACTGTAGCTAGTAAATTTATTGGTCCAGGTTATATGCCAAGAAACGGTGCTATTGGTGCAACTGCTAACATGGACATGGGTGGATGGCAAATCAACAACGTTCAGGCTCCTACCTTAGACGATGATGCTGCCAATAAAGTTTATGTAGATACTAAAGTTGCTGAAGTTGATAGTTTCTTTAAATTAAAAGATGTAGAAATTAACAATCCTAAAGCAGCAGATATTGTTCTTTATGTAGGAACTGGCGATAGTAGCACTTTAAATCTATGGCAAAATGCCACAGTGGTCGGTGATGTTGAACTAATATTTGACAGTAGTGCTAATGCTGTAACAGCAAGTGTTACTGCTGGAGCAATTGGTAACCTACAAGTTGCTCTTGATGCTGCTATTGACCAATTTAAAATTGCATTAACAAATGCACAAACATCAACTGTAACTGGAGCAATAAGTATTCCTATTACCAGTATTGATCCTAGTACTAGTACAGGAGGAGTAGGCCTAGCTCCAGGATTTGCAAAAATTAATTACTCCTCTGTAGGTTCAGCGCCATACGGAGTAGGACAAATAATAGTAATTACAGGTGTTACACCACTAGCTTATAATCGAAGTTGGGTTGTAACTAATTCTACTGCAACATATACAGTAGTAAGTTCTTCTGTTACTTCACCGTATAGTAGTGGAGGTTCAATAACTATTCAAAGAGGTTCTGTTGTATTTGACAACGATAACTTTGAAAGCACTAACGGTGGGTGGGTAGGAATTAAAGACGGTGGTGTAAGAAGAATTGAAATTGAGAATTTAGCTAATAATACTGTGTTAGCTAATATAAGCGGATCTGCTACTTTCCCTCAAGAAGTAAGTCCTGCGGATATATTACAAAGAGGCACTTATCTAAAATTTAGTGGGTCTGTATCCTCAGGAACTCAATATTCATATACATTTACTCCTGGTGGAACTCCTATAACAGAAGCGGCCAGTGCATTTTCAATGACACCTGTGACTACATCTGGTGCATCTAATTCTATTGTTAAAACATTAGGTGGAGTGTCAGATTCAGGTTATATTGATGTTGCAGGAATAAAATTAAGTAGTAACGAGTTAATAGCAAAGCCCGCAGCTATTACAGGCTTCACAGCATCATTTGGCAGTACAGCTACTACAACTCAATTGAAAACTGCAGGTGGAGTTCCAATTTTGACTTGGGAAGGATCTGCTGATAATGCTACTCCTGTAGAAGTAAAGGGACAATGGATCTTAGGAACTAATGCAACATTACAAGCAACCTTCGCTGACTTGGCAGAATGGTACAGTTCGGATATAGAATACGAACCGGGAACTGTATTAGTATTTGGTGGTGATGCTGAAGTAACTACTACAACTATATTCGGTGATAGTCGTGTAGCAGGTGTAGTTTCAACTGATCCTGGATTTATGATGAACGGTGCATTACAAGGAACAAAAGTGTGTATTGCATTACAAGGGCGTGTTCCTTGTAAAGTAGTTGGTAAGATTAAGAAAGGTGATTTGCTAACCACAGCAGGCATAGCTGGACACGCTGCCAAGGCAATTAATCCTCAAGTAGGTACAATTATAGGTAAGGCATTGCAAGATAAGGATACACTAGAGGCTGGTGTTATCGAAGTTGCTGTGGGGCGTGTATAATGACAAAACAAATAATAAACATTGGATCTGCGGATAAAGGTAACGGAGATCCTTTACGCACAGCATTTAGTAAAGTAAATGAAAACTTTACTGAATTATATACCGCGTTAGGATTAGATAGCGGTGGATTGAACATAGGCAGTTTTGAATTTACTGATAATATACTCAGCACTACCGATAGTAGTAATATTATTATCGATCAAGCAGTTGTAATAAACAGTGAATTAACTGTACACGGAGACATTGTTCCTAATATAGGTTCCGAACATAATTTAGGTTCACTAGAAAAACCTTTTAAGAGTATATATGTCAGTGGACAGACAGTATATTTTGACGGTATACCTCTAAGCGTTACTGACGATGGCACCATACTTGTTAATTACGAAGTAGCAGCCACTCCAGGCGGTGTGTTAACTTGGGACAGTATTAGTGGCAAGCCATCAATATTTTCAGGTAGTTACAGAGATTTAAGCAATAAGCCAACATTCGGAGCCAGTGACGGTCTCACAGCCACAACAGATGTCGACGGTAATGTTAACATAGGATTCAGTGGTATATTGTATGTTGGGAGTCAAACTCAATATGGTTTTGAAGAAATCGTAGATGAGAGTGGGCCAAGTCCTGTATATTCTTCAAGACTATCGCTGCCGTTGACCACAGAATTTTTAGGCGGAGATATTAGTCTTACCGCTTGGGGACCAGGCGTTAATATAACTGTAAGGAACACCGATACACTTGATGAGTACAGTTGGTCATTTGGCAATGATGGTAATCTAACTGTGCCAGATAGAATTACCTTTAGCGACAACACTTGGCAAAGCACAGCATTTGTAGGAACCGCTTATGATCTAAGAAATAGTCCTACTGGCAATTTGTATGTAACTTTAGATGACAGTGGCACTATAAACACACCATTACTTCTACCAAAAACATTTACCGCAGTGTTAGACACAGAACATTTTTATCCGCAACCAGGTATTGGTCTAACCGACACTCCTTGGGAATACGGTATTCAGTTCCAAGTTAATCCTGATGGCACTGTTCAAACATTGATAGATGATCCTGTAAGGTCAGTAAACCCAGGATATGTCAACGGACACGTATTTAGATTTACAGAAGCAGATCACGGTATTCCAGGATATACGTTTGACCTTACATTAACTACTATTGTTCTAGAAGGATCTAACTATGTGGCTGCTGTGGCAGTAACACAACCGCCAGAATATCCTGCCACAATCAAATCATTGGGTGCTATCAAATTAACTGCTAATGATCAAAACTTTGTGTTTGGCACAGACGGAACACTGAAATTCCAAGACGGAGTCTCATTTATTACCACTGGTATTGGCGGTGGTCTCGACGGTATAGTCATGAGTGGTTTAGATAGATTAAACCTTGGTATTTCTAACGATAGTTGGTACTATACAGGATTTGGTTGGGATTTTAGAGCCTATGGCCTAGACAGTAGCGATTCGGATCGAAAGCCTACTATAGCGTTTCCATGCGGTGGTGGAATACAAGAAGACATGTCAGTCGAGTTTGGTATCGCTCCTATGTTAATAGGCAGTACTGATTCGTTGACAATAAGAACTAGATTGATGAATCCCGATGCGGGGATGGCGGTAGAACAAGAACATCGTTGGATATTTGGTAATGATGGACATTTAGTTCCTGGAGTTGATAATCTACAAGACATTGGTTCACCAGGTGCTCGCATACGTCACATTTATGTAGGGCCAGGTTCTATAACTATTGGTAACAGCGTTATTACTGAATCTCTAACAGGTAAACTGGTTCTACCAGGTGTTACTCGTGCTACAACTCTATTTGCTGAAGAAATAGAGGAGACTGGAAATCAAGTATATGAGTTCCTTGGCGGCCTAGCACCATTCGTCACTGATGCCTACGACTACAGCGTTCGTGCTGGGCTCGAAACACCACCAGTCGGTTATGTTCGCGCAGAATACTCAGTAGATCAAATGACTGACTATGACTACAT